ATCCTAAATGGGTGGAGGCTATGGCCGCTCAAATTAATTCAAAGAAGGTCAAATATTTTAGATGGCACGATTCAGGCGATGTTCAAAACCTGGACCACCTGAGACGAATTTATTCGGTCTGTAAATTAACGCCGGACGTCCAGCACTGGATGCCAACGCGTGAAGCATGGACCAAAGATTATATTGTTGAAGCTCCTGACAATCTTGTTGTCCGGTTCTCCATTCCAATGGTGGACCAGGCAGCAGGGACCAGCTGGCCTAATACGTCGACAGTCTCAACTAAAAAAATTGATGTAACATGCCCGGCACCGCTTCAGGGCAATCAATGCAAAGATTGCCGCGCTTGCTGGGATAAATCAGTTTCAAATGTATGTTATGGTGAGCACTAATGTATTTTTTTAAAAACGGCACCGGCTGGTGCTATCGTTATGATCCGCGGCCCAAGGCTCCCGAACCAATTAGAAAATCCCAATCTCCTATACTAAGGAAGCTTCAAGCTGCAAGCGCCAAGCTTCAAGCTTCAAGCGCCAAGCGAAGATAATAATTTATAAGAAGCGTCAAGCCCCAAGCAGCAAGCGTCAAGCTTCAAGCCTGAAGCTACAAGCTCCCTGATCCGGGAACCATGGTACATGGATATAGGAAAAGTATTCGAGGCTCTTGGTCCAAGGGCCTCTATAAGGATAAATGTATTGTCAGGGTGCCTTAAATGGAACGCAATTTGATGTGGTGAGAAACGAACTTTTTTACTCTTTGTTACTTTTAATTCAATAGTGAAGAAGTGGCGATTATTATTGTAGACCAATAGATCAGGAGTACCAAGTAAGCTAATGTTTTCAAGTCTGAGAAGTGAAAAACCGGTAAAATTCTTTTTAACTTTTTGGTATAATTTAGCCTCTGGGCCCATAGGTTTTTTAAAGTAACCATATCACGCAAATACTACAGTGCATCACGTAATTTATCTGGAATAATTATCTTTCTATCACTCTTAGTTTTTAAAACTAGACGGTGAGATTGATGGTTTTTAGTTAACCCAATTATTGTTTGATTGTTCTCGTGTACTTCCATTTTTTTAATTTCTTCTAGGAATCCATTGATCTCTACCATAATCACAGCATCACTCATAGCGTTGCCTTGACGACTTCCGTCTTTTTTAGACTCAGTAAATTTAGATAAGAATTCTTGGAGGTCTCTTACTCTCATTTAGATTTTTCTGCAAGTAGTTTATCAATTTCTTTTCGGTAAGTAGCATTGTCATATTCTAACTCTTGAATACGTCTGGCTAGACCAACCAACTTAGTGCTTAACTCATCTATAATTTTTTTAGAACCTTTAAGTATATTATCAGTCTTAATCCATTCAGATTCTTTCTGTTTATATTCCCAAATTTGTCTTTGATGTTCTTCGATAAGGAAAGTTAAATCAGACGCTCCTCTATCTTCTACTGGTTCACTCACGTGTTTCCTTTCATTTTCAAATGTTTTGTCTTCATCTTTCATATTGACTTTATAGGATAGTTACCCTAAATTGTCAACATGGGAGTTCCAAAAAGATTAACAGAAATGCAAAAGAGATTTGCCGAGTTTATAGTATTCGGTGATGAAGAAGGTCCTGTATCTCAATCAGAAGCAGCTAAGTTAGCTGGGTACAGTCATAAGCGGTGCAAGGTAGAAGGATCAGAATTATTGAATCCTAGACTATCTCCATTAGTAGTTCAATATGTAGACTCACTTAAACAAGAGAGACTAGCTAAACATGAAGTTACTTACGATAAACATTTAGCTGAACTAGACAGAATTAAGACAGCGGCTTTGAAGAAAGGGAGTTTCTCTTCTGCTGTAAACGCTGAAGTATCTCGAGGCAAGGCAGCAGGACTATACATAGACAGAAAAATAATAAAACATGGGAAATTAGAAGATATGTCAGAGGAAGAAATAGAATTAAAAATGAAAAAGATTTTAGAAGACTACGCTCCGATGTTGAATATGAAGACTGTTGATGCATTAGAAGAAGAAGTTAATGAAGTTTCGTCATCTTCAGAACACACGAAGTCGGAAACACCGATCGTTCAGAAAAAGTAATAGTCCCATCATCATCAATATCATAACCCGCAAAAATTTTTACAGTGTGTTTATCCTTACTAAAAAGATAACCTTCACTTACTGGAGTTGCTAATTTCATATTATTAAATTCTTTCTCCGATCCCCAACCACCTTCAGTTACGATATCACACCAATCTATTTTATATCTTGAATAGGGGAATGTAACCTCTTGTTTAATCAATTTAGGTTTAGAATAGGTGTTCAAATTTCTAGATTTGTTTTTTCTTTTAGGCATGGGACCTATATATATCAAAAATATAGGCACGAACAGGAGAAAAAAACCTGCCTCAATTGTGTCCGAAATAAGGCAAGATAGGATCGCGACACCTAAAGAGCATATTTTTATTTTTTTTTATTTTTGCGCTAAAAAAATCCTGGAAGGTGTCGCGATTAGTAAATAAACTTGACCTATCTCCTAGAAGCATTGGTAATCGCTGTCCATTTGACCAAAACATCGCGACACCCCCCCCCTCGCGATGGTGTCGCGGGTGTCGCGATTTTTCATTTTACGCCATTTTTTTCAAGGTAGCTATCGCGATACATTAGAATGATTCTAATCTATGGTGGCGTTTTGTCGCACTTTTGGGTCTACATTAGAACGATTCTAATCTATCGCGACACTTTGAGGCAAATCGCGACACCATCGCGACACCTAGAATGGCGTAAAATGCACATCGCGACACCATCGCGACACCTAGGTTTTGCCTTAATCTTGCCACAATTGGAACACAATTCAGTCTTATTTCAAATACCGACCCTACCGACCCTGGTCCATGATCCGTGGGCCGTGTTCCATCCACCAGGAATAATTGATCTTGTCGTACACCTATGAGAATGATGAGAATAATAATAATTGATCCATGCTTCTGTAATATTGGGTAATGATAGGTGCTGTTGCAACGGTGATGAAAAGGGGCTTGGAGCTCATCACAACAGCTTAAGAGCCTATCGTCTCTCTTGAGGGTGCTCCGCCCCGTATCTTAACTCGGTCATGACTTGTCACTTTCAAATTCTTTTAATAATTCATTAGTATCTATTTTAGCTTTCTCTTTCTCACTAAATTTTAATTCATTATACATATCCAACCTTTTTAAAAAACCATGTTTAGCTTTTCTTAATTGTATTCCCTCTAATTTAAATTCTTGATAATATAAATCTGGCGTGCATATCATAATCACACCTTGTTTAATTTTAGATCCATAAACATAATCGTGGGCCATAGCGTAGGCTGCAATTTGTAAATAATAATCTTCAATCCATTCTTCTCTTTTTGGTCGATTAGACTGCTTGAAATCGACAACAGTCTCCATACCATTATGACTGCATATAAGGTCTGTAGCACCCGCGTACAGGCCAGGATAGTGTAACATCACTTCCGAACCGTAATATTCATCTACTGGCGTTAGACCTACTTCAATAATCTTATCNGCCATGGGCCGTGCTTCTTGTCCAATAGATGTCAAATCNATGATGTTAGTCCCTTGAACATGATGCTCTAAGAATTTGTGCATAGCAGTTCCACGACTGGCACTATGATTTTTTATTCGTTCTGCGTTTACTTCACCAACTTTAGCTTTCCATTTCTTTATAAAATCTTGATTTTTTGTGGCACCGAGTACAGTCGTAACACTAGGTAATTTATAATTACCAATCTCATACATCCTCGTTCCTGATCCGGGATCCGTGAGCTGTTTGCCTTGTATATAATTGTATTTGTTACTTTTTTTCATACTTACCTATTTCTTTTTCAATAGTTTCAAACTTTTTATCCACTTCTTTCATTCTTAAAGAAAAAATTTCAAATTGATCAAGAGTTTCATCTAATTGATCAATACATTCTTCAACTTCTTTAATATCATTTTTAAGAATCCAATATTCATTTACATAAAATTTTGAATCTCTTTTAGTATTTTTTAAGGCAAAAAAAGCACTCTCCGGTCTAGCATAAAAAAATAATATCCAGGTCCAAAGCCACTCTCTAATACTTCTACGTTTAACTTTTTTTATATAATTAATATCTTTTATAACCCTCTTACAATGTTTAAATGCTCTTAATAATTCGTAATACTCTTCTTTTTTAGGTTCTATAAAAAAACCATCTATTGTTGTAATAAATTTTTGTACAGTTTTTCCTAATTGTAGGACGGTTATTATATTTTCATTATTTTTTATCATCACGTTCCTTTTTATTTTTTTTTGATTGTTCGTAACTTTCCTTCAACTCATCTTGTTCTTTTTTAAATTTATTTTGTTCTTCTAACTTCTTAATCATCTTATGAAATTCTTTTGCGTCTTTATCCGTTATCATTTCTTTTTCTGTTATATATTTTCTTAGATACAACCACTTGAGATTTAAATTTAGGAGTCCTAACCTCCAATGCTACAGGGTTTGATCCAAAAATTCTATGCCAACTCTCATCATAAGCTTTATTAGAAGGTCTACTTCTGCCGTCGTATTTTTCTTTTTTTGTCATTTCTTTACCATAATTGTCCAAGGTGCGTTAGCGGTCCTCAAACCTTCCTTACTAGTGTCCCAGTACCGTTTACAAAGATTACCACTTCTTGCAATAAACTCATGTTGTTTTTCTGAATGGGGATCGTAAGGTCGTTTTATTTTCTTCCCATCAGACTTTGAAAAATAATTAATATAAAATTTAGTTTCTGTTTCTTTTTTTGTAGCCATAACCTTTCTTTCTGTCAGCCCATAGTTTTTTCCATGACCAACTTGTTAACTTTGTTGATATATCATTAATCTTCTCTAAACATTTATATACAAAAAAATCTATCATTGTTGCTCTCCAAGTGGTAATCCTAAATCTTCTAATTTATCATAAATATATTCATCAGGGTCCCCATCTCTTGCTTTTTTTGTTCCATAAGGCATATCTTCTGCAAAGTGATCAAACAAATCTTGCATAAGAATAGGATCATCTAATTGGTCTATGTCCTTGTGCAATACATCATGTTTAATTAAAATTGCTTTTACTATGTTGTATTCTGGTAGTGGTTTTTTCATTGTTTTTCCTTTCCGAACCATATGTTGTTTCTAAATTTATTGAGTTCAACTACATTATCATTTAAATCTTGTATATCAGGTTCATAATGATCAATAATTTGTTCTATTTTATGAAGTTTAACAATTGCGTAAGGCCAAAATAATTTACATACATGTAAAGCGTCTCTAAAACCACAACGCCAACGGTATTGCATTTTCTTACCTAATTGACCTTTTCCGGGAGGTTTTTTTCGAACTGTACCGACCATTAAAGTTTCGTGAACAAGTTCTACAACATCTCTTGATGTCATAGATAGTTCCATTCTAATATCCCAAGTTTTATAATCTTTTTTAGATCCTTTTCTTTTTTTAGGATATTTTTTAAAAGATATAGACCCGTCTGCATCAAATACCCCTGCAATATAACCTATTTCTAATTTAGTATTAGTGTTCATTTTTTTTCTTTCATTAATTGTTTTAATACCGTTGTATAAGGATTAGGAGTCAAATCCTTAGTGCAACTTAACAACATCACTTGTAGAAGTATCATCATCAAGATAAAACTCAACAACTTCGGACTCATCCACATAAATTTCTCCTTCCGAGTC